TGTAATGGTATTCAAAGCTTCCATCTTTCAGGCGCTTTTTAACCATTTCGCTGGGAAATAATGGCTCTAAGGAGACAACACTGCGATTATTGCGACGAGTAATGTAGCTATACGCATTACCCCATAAATCCAGACACGCTGACTGAATCTGCCAAAATTCACTGGCGCACATGTCTGCATTGGGTGAGTCATGCAAGATTCGGTATAGTTCGTGGTCTTTGGCAATCTTTTTTTCAGTGTCGTATAGGTGAAGTGGCAATGTTGAAATGGTTTCGGCACGTAGTTTTACACATGCCCAAACTGCCGATAACTTCAGAGAGGTTTCAGGGCTAACCACCGCGCCACCAGAAGACATGTAACTATCTACCGGATAGGAGGAATCCCCTTTCTTTAATTGAGTTTTTCCAGTCAATCGTGACCAGAAGCGAGACCAGAATCCCGTGTCTTGTAAGTCGCTCATGCTATCACGATGTCCTCTAAATATCCGTCAATGTCATAATTATTAACTTCCGGTGCCAGGCTCATTAGTGCCACTGCGTTAAACGTCGCAATCAATGGGTCAATCTTCCCGATACCTGATTCCTGTTTGCTGATCATCATGCCGTTACCCTTCACGACGGCACGCGCATTCCCAACACACCAGGTCATTAAGCCTTGGCCTGCATGGTAAAGATTTCCTTCAGCTAATTTGCGTTCTGTGGTAAGGATATAGCCCATCAGCTTAAAGCCCTGAGCTACTGCAATAAGCTTGTCTTCAGGAATGCCAGCATCAAGTAAGCCATCCAGTAGACCACCTAGACCAAGTGGATCAAGGCCAATCTTATCAAGCTTGCCAGAGTCGAAGCATTTCTTGGCAATGGCTGCCAGCTGGTCAATATCATCACCAACACGATCAACAATGGTCAGACTGCCTTCCTTCTCATAGTCAGCGTACTTTGGCGCATTCTCTTTACGTCTTTCGACTGCGGTTTTGTTGCACCAAGCATGATTCCAGAGCCACCAGATGCGAGAATTTCCCTTTAGCCTACCAAGAGCACTAAACCCCAAAAGATCGTCGAGCCCCCCACCATCCAAACCAAGTGTGATTACGTCTGATTTTTCAATCAATCGATCAAGTGTGATTGTATCTCTGGCTTGCCGCAGCCAATATTCAGCACCAGCCCAGCGGTTAGCACGTAGGTTTAGGCCAATTGGCACGTTTAAGTGTTTGGCAAGAAAGTCCCGAAGTGACGCCTCGTCTGCCTCTTTTACCTTTTCAAACTCATTAATCAGGTAATCCAGATCAACCGATGCGCCCAAATTTGGATTTGTGACATAGAAGTTTTCAGTCTTTAAATGCTCACCTGCCTCAAGCATCCATTCTGGAAACTCGTAAATCAGCGGCAAGAACTGAGGATTGATCTTAATGCCATCTCGAACATCCCGAGCATAGTCCAGCAACTGCTTAAATACACCGCATGGCGTTTCATCTGACATGGTAGACAGGTAGATAACACAACCTTCGGGCCGTGATGCCAGACCACCTTTTGCTTCACGAAACATCGATTCAGCGTTTGCACGCTTACCAAAAAGCCAGACTTCATCGATCAGGATGATCGTGGCTTTCTTACCTGCAGCAGCATTACTTTCCGCAGCAATCACTTTTAAGGTCGTATTGGTACCCAAGTGAGTGACTGTTTTAGTGTGCTCAGAGATATTGAACATTTCCTGAAGCTCAGGATCTGCCTTAATAAAGTCCCGGATTGGGTTGAATGAGTTGTCAGCAACCTCTTTTGTTGGTGCCAGAATAATGAGCTCAGCCGACATACGATCATTTAAGATCAAGGCCACCATCATGATTCCGGCTGCAATCGTAGACTTGGTGTTTTTCTTGGAGATCAGCAGGAAGAATTCACGAATTAAACGCTTCTTCTGTTCTGGATCGTAAGCACCAAAGATCGCCCGGACAAATTCAATTACCCATGGCAATGTGACTTCGCCCATTTTTGGGCTACCCATCACATCGACTAGGATTAATTCTTTAAAAATCCGCTCTGCTACATCAGCCACTTCTGGAAAAAGCGGTTCACATGGCATGAGTGACTTTTTAGCGACAATACGTTCCTCCCAGTCTGGGCAGGAGGTTGTCCATTCTGGGAGCATTGCTGACATGTTTTTTTCCAACAAACTATTTAACTTGAATAATTACCAATGGAACACGATTGCGACGCGAAATTTCCTGCTCTATTTCACCTGGGTGTTCGCCATATAGAGCCTTCATTGATTCTTCAATTTCTTCGTCGGTGCTGTGACCTAAACCCCAAGATGTACCAGTTCCACGGATATTGTTTTTAATATCTAAAATAGTGTAATAGCCACGACCAAATAGTTTGGTACCACAAATAACATATGGGTGACGGACGTTCTTCACCTCAAACCATATATTTTCATTATCAAATTTGACTTTCTGCCCAACTTTAATAGTTTTTGGATCAATCATATTAATCCCTCTTAGCTTCTCAACTGTGAGCCCAATGTTCCAAACTTTCCGCCTTGAGTGGCTTTTTTGGCTTCATCGGCTTTGGTTTCTTTCTTGCCTTTTTCAGCGACTTTTCCGTGGAAATATGGAAGGGCTGCTTTTGCTGCATCCATTCGCAATTTCATATCTTCAACCGGATCAGTCCAAATCTCTTCTAAAAATTTAAGCGGGTCAGCACGATTGCCAGCAGTTTCAATGTCTTTTTTGGTGATAATTGGCTTCGGATCAGATTTAACATCAGTGTTAACATCTTTAACACTAGCAAGGCGTTCAAGGTGAGCGATTACATCAGGATCTTTCGCCATTCTTGAGCCAGCCTGTGATGCTGTTTCAGGGCTGCAACCCGCGAAAATAGCGGCTTCCTTATTATTTGCGCCATCATGCTTAGCTTGGGCAAATGCCTTCTTTTTTGCTGTTAAAGCCATAAGCCCTCCTTTAACATATTCGTGTGGGACAATTTTTTTTGTAAGTGAGATCGTGGGCGGTGTCCGCTGGCTCAGGGCTTCAAACTTTTTGACTCCCCCCCCCTCCTCAGTCCGCAAATAGATACCAAGTGCAGATTGATAAAACATCAGCAAGAATAAATCCACAAATAACAATCAATGCAGAGTCCTGATTAGTTTCAAAGGCCATCTTAACCAGCAGTGTTTGAACAATGATGACACCAAATACAATTGCAGTTGCCAACACTCTCTCGTGAGATGTGGATTGCTTTTGATTACTCATGTCCGACTCTCCTTGCTGGTTTTCTTCTTATGACAAGGCACACACAGGCTTTGCAGATTCTTCTCATCATCCGTACCACCTTGAGCCACATTAACAATATGATCTAACTCAAGCTCCATAGTCACACGGCCACATGAACAGCAGGTCCATCCATCACGTGTATGAATCTTCTGCTTGAGTCTGCGCCATGGTCTACCACCACGACCTTGACCCCAATTATTCTTAGGTGGTCTCGGTGCCTTCGGTGTCATCGCTTGTAGCTTGCTTTGTAGTCTGGGTAACTTCATAAGCATCAATCCAAATAAGGCGACTTAGGCCCATCATCCTCACCACCTTCCAACTGAATCAATAGCTCATTGATCTGAGCATTCTGTTCATTGTTGATCTGGATGACTTGGGCCACTTGGTTTATTAGTTGGTTGTTCTGCTCGACTAGCTTTAGAAGTAAGCCGTTCGATGCACAGCCGCATTCTTTCTTTTGATCGTTCATATTGTTCTTTCATCCATTTACGTCTTGCTTCACAGCCTTGGCATGTCATTGGCTCATCTCCCACGCATACATTAGATCTTCAGGTGTATGCAGATAGCACCCATGCTTATTACAGAATGCATGAATGTCATTTAGGTATTCAGTGAACTGGTCTACCGTTGCATCCGTGGTGCTGATCAATTCATTCAATCCATCTGCCACTTGCTGATACATCGGGTGCTTTTGATCTTTCAAAACCTTTACTGCTGCAAATGTCTTTCTGTACTGGCCAACATCATCACGATGATAAATACGCGCTAAGAATTGCTTTTTGAAGAATAGATGCTCTGTATCTTTATCTGTGCCTTGGCGCTTAGACCATTGAGTAATCCAAAGCCAATAGAGTTTATTTTGCTGCTTACTACGCTCTCGACTTTCTTGATCTATATAAACAACCAAAGGTTTACCATCTGCACACGCAACCGCATGATACCGATGCATATAAGCAATGACTCGACCCACTTCCTCAAATGATTTGATGGTGAATGTTACAGGTTCAATTTTGGCTTTTACACCCATCAAAACACCTCTTTATCTTTCATCGCCAACATCCGATTCACTCTCACCAACCACTTCTCAAACATGGCTTCACTCTCTGCCCGACTGCCTAATTGAAAGGTATCGAACTGGAAATGGCAGGAATGGCAGAGCGGCACTGTGAACTCATCACTGGCTTTAATCGACCTACCCTTACCATGGTTGGCGCTATTTGAATGAGCAGCCTGGCTATTGGGATTACCGCACCTCACGCAAGGTAGTGTGCGTATTGCCGCGAGTCTTTTGGGGTTGCGCTTCATAGAGATTGATTCTGATGTTTCTTGCCCGCTCTCGGTGGCGTTTAAGCTTTTCATCAACATTCACCATCTCTTTAGCAGTCATCATGCTGCGGGACAGGCTGAGTAAAATATCAATCTGGTCGCAATGCTCTTTTAATTCCCTTTGTGCAGATACTATGTCCATACTTACCGACCTTGGCGCTTATATTTGCGTCTCTTTGCCTGACTTACACGATTAGGCTTTGATTTGTTTGGTTGTGGTTCGCCCCACAAAATTGAATCCCAATCACTACCACGTGAGCTTGAATATTCCGTAAATGCCGTACCTAGCATTGCAGCAACAACCATTCGACCTAATCGCATACTCACCACCAATAAGAAAAGAAAAACCCCTCAACATCTAGAATGCGAGGGGCTTTGATTGCCGTAATACGTCCGGCGAAATTCGTTATATAGCGAATAAAAGGGATTTTTTAGTGAAACCTCGCTATATGGCTAATTATTTAACTTCTTTCAAACAACCCCGACACACTTTGATTTCTTCATCATCAACCGTGTAATCGATCTCAGTCACGCCATGAAGGCCGAATAAACAGAATAGGAATTGGAGCATGCGGATCTCCTTTTTGACTGATTCTTTGTGTCAGTGAAAATATCAGAATATTTCTATTTATTTTCAATGTATTGCTTTTTGATTAATTAAATATTTGTCAAAACTTTTGTCAGATTTCAGGCAACAAAAAAGCCCATCTTTCGACAGGCTTCTTCATAGCAACGCTTCCTAAGTCGGGAGCCAATCAAGATAAACTTAAAAAACTGACCCGCAACGCTGGTTGCCAGCTTAAATATAATTTATCACATCTATTGATGCGAAAAAAGCCCACCATTTGGCGAGCTTTTAAATCAATCTAGTGCTTTAACGTACACTTCGATCACTATAACAGAAATATGCCATGGCGCGTCCGGACAGTCAAGTGGTTAATCAGCCCAATTTCAACCGTTTATCATGACCAGCTAAATAGAACTTTCCAGCAAATACCATGCTCTCAACCGAAGTCTTACCCATTCCGCGCTCATGTGCCAACTGGCGCAACGACATTCCGCGGATACACTTGTCGATAAATATCTCAACCGCCACTTTTGCCGAAGCACAAACCGAACTCGACTTATTGAAATCAACAATCAACTTCCGCACCTGCTCAGCCTCAAAATCATTAATCTGGCAAATGACCTGATCCTTGCGCGGTGCCGCCCCTTTGTTATTTTCAAGAATCAGCCAGTAGATCTGATTTACCCCAAGTGAGTCCGGCTCATTACCCGACTTCATACGTGAAATCTGGATGTATGCCCCATACTGCTTAAGCCAATCTTCAACACTAAAACGATCCCAATTCATCACTTCCGCCTTAACCATCGCATTCATCCCTATTCCCTCTTACAAATTCACGTATTTAAAAAACAAGGTGGTCCCGTCCTGTTGAGGGATTGAAACGCTTTGGCCCTGTTCTAAAGTTTCAATCTGTTCTGTTGTTAAATGTTTGCCTGCGTGTTTTAGGAAGTCTTCTTTAGAATCAAATTTGGCTTTTCCATAGATATTTGTATTGGTCTCATTCCAGTGCTCATAAAGCCAATACTTACCATTTGAAAAAAGCGCCCAATCAAAATTATTAGTACTCATCACTTCATCCCCCAAATCAGCATTCCCGCATCCCGCTGTTCCTGATTCGTTCTGCCCTGCCAACCTGTAATTCGATTAAAATCTTCTGCCTTCAACTTTGTACGTGTCGGTTTAACCAATACCACCGCTAAACCGCATTCTTTTGCCATCTCTGCAAGCAATTTGCCTGTTGCATGGTTCTCCCCTACATTCTTGGCAATCTTCTCTCCTGCGGTCTTAGAATGACCAAAACGGAAATTAGATTTCTTGTTCAACCAACCTGCTTCAATGACCACTTTCTTAATTTCATCCTGATGAGTGCGGAATAGCTCTACAGTCTGAGCAAAGGTTAAATTTTTAAGTTCCAGTGACTGCCCTAAGACAGCCACTCCTGATTTTTCTAAGTCCGGGTCGATGCCGATAATCAGGTCAGTCATTGGCACCTCGCAGGGTCTTCTCCAATCGCTTACAAGCATGTGAAACAGCGCCTTGCAACACATCAAAGTCAGCTATGCAATCTTCACCTGTGAAGCGCTCTAAGCCTTTTACTTCTTGAAGTGCCTCATCAATCCGCTTTTGCTGAGCCTCACACTCCTTCTTCTTCTCGATATAACAAGCCTCCATGTTGTTGAGTTGGGAACGAAGGTCATCGATGATGGCTTGTTGGTGCTGCCAAGTCAGATAAGCAACTTGAACACCGCTATGACGGTATTGATTTCTAGCCCCCACGAAGAAGAACAAATCCATTTTGAAATAATTCTGCTCTTCCAGCATTTTGTAAGCTTCGGTTGTCTTAAACCACTTTTCAAAATCACTCATCTCTCAATCACCTTCGTAGTCGGCGCTATATGATTACGGATATCACTTACATAGTCCGTGCGGTCATGGTCGGCTAGAGCGGCGCGGATATCACTTAAACGAATATGCTCAACACCAAGTCTTTCCTGATCACGAAAATAAAAATGGTTTTCATTGTGGCAACAAATAGTTTTATCTGTGCTTGGTACATAATGCGAAGCCCAGCTTGGTGCATCCACAATCTGCTTACACTTCTCTAGCCCCAATTTTTCGATTAAGTTCATGCTGCTGCTCCTTGCTCATTACTTTCCACTTCAAGCATGGCCCACTGGATTTCTTCCCACTTCACCAGTGAAAGCCCTGTCTCCATCTTCGATATTTCTGAAATATACTGTCTTGAGCAGTTAAGCTTTTTAGCCAGCGCCATGCCTCTGCCGCGTCTTTCTAGCAACCACTTACGCAGAGTTTTATTTAGACTTTTCATCCCTGCACTCCAAATAGTTGTTTAGCCTTACCTGTCAGGTAATACCGATACTCCTCACCACTCTTGGCTTTGGCGTACAAAAGGCCAATCTGAACAAGGTTTTTTAAATATCGCTGTACCGCACGTTTCGTCACATCTGGCATAACTTGTTGTTGAATCTCGGATGCTGTTGCTACTGGTGTGTTTTTAACAGCCAGGAGGACATCAATTCCACGTTCCAGAACGGCAGCACTATTGAGCTTTGAAAGTGATTGGTTCATGCCGCACCTCCGAATAAATCCAAAGTCCACTCATCACGCGCCGGTTTTGCTTTAACTGGCTTCTTTGGCTCTGACTTGATCACTGGCTCCATAGGTGGTGCATATTCAAGTTCAAGTGGCCCTGGTACTGGGAATGCCTTGTTGAACTCCTTTTGAGTTGGCACCCAATCAACCAGCTGCCAAAATTCACATCCATGTCTCAAGCCTGTACATACTCGACCCGCCTCAGCATGAAGAAACCAAAAGCTGATAAGAGATGTTTTTTGAGCTGGATTCATGTACTGGCAGCGATCTTCTTTTTGTTCTTTAAAAGCTTTAACAAAGTAGGTTTCTAACTTTTGATCGGCTGCGACCTCAATTTCATTTTCACCAATCAAGCCAAGCCAGATTTTGAAGTCGATATTTTCCTGCTTATTCAATCCAGCAAACGCATGATCAGTAAGCGGCGTTGGATAAGTTGTAAGACCGCTTGAGTCTTTGTATTCAGAAAGTACATTCACACCCCACCCCCTGCGCTTTCCTCTACTCGTACCGATGCAAAGCGACAAATATCCAAACGATCCATCACTCGAACTACGCCTTTTTTGCCATGACGGTTTTTAGCGATAATGATTTCTGTAATACCGCTTGGCATCTCGTCATCACTGTTTACGATTGGATGAGCCAATAAAATCTGATCCGCGTCCTGCTCAATCTGGCCAGACTCTTTCAGGTCAGATGCCTTTGGACGTTTGCCTTTTTCAGACTCACGGTTGAGCTGTGCCAGTGCGATAACCGGACAATCAAACTCTTTTGCCATGGCCTTTAGATCACGACTGATTGAGCTAACTTCCTGATAGCGGTCTTTCTTGGTTGGGTCGCGTACCAGTTGCAGGTAGTCGATAATGATGCAGCCCAATTTTTTATAGTTGCGCTTGGCCTTACGTGCATAAGAATGAATCTCTGCAATGGTCGGCTTTTGCTTATCTTCAACATGAATTGGTAGCTTGCTAAAACGATTCTGAGCGCCCGCAAATTCCTGAATCATCCCGTCGTACAGGTCAGCATTGTGGATGTTGTCGTATGGAATCTGGGTGAGTGCTGAGATACAACGATTCGTGAATGTCTCTACATCCATCTCGGCAGATACGACCAGTACCGCTTCCTTAAACTGCATAGCGGTTTGAATCGCCACCATTTGCGCTAGAGTGGACTTTCCTGATCCAGGTCTACCACCAATCACACAAAAATGGCCGCGCTGAATGGTACCCACTACGTTGTCCAGATGAGGTAGATTAAACTTAACCCCTGTGTACTGCTTGTTGGCTTTTGCTTCTGCCTTCTGAATCAGTTGATCGCCAGCGCGTTTTAATGCTTCCTCAAATGTGAAACTGGACTTCTCCAATTTCTCATTGGTGGTCGCCTTGTTCAGAATATTTTCAGCAGCGTTATGCACATCAGGTACGGTTAAGTCTCTTGCCACTTCCTGAATACTTCGGCCCATCTTTTCAACTTCACGATGCGCTTTCAGCTTGTTGAGTTCAGCAACATAAGATTCCAGGTTGTAGAAACTTGATGGTGCATCTGCCATCAGTGTCATTAGGTATTCAGCAGGCGTTACACCAACCAGTGAATTTTTCTCATTCAGTTTTTGTTCAACGAAAACCACATCGTAAGGTTTGTTCTCGTTAGCCAGGTCGGTAATGGCCTTGTAGATCTCCTGGTGACGAGTTGCGAAGAAGCAATTTTCATCCAGATCGTTCATCACGGTTTCAAGTGAGTTCTGAACGGTCATCAGTGCAGCAAGTACACATTGCTCGATGGAGTTGTTATGAATATCGATCATTACCAATCCCCCATGTCGGCTTGAAGGTTTTGATGGATTGGTGCTGCTTGTGGGTTCTTTAATTGCTTAATTGCATTCTGGATCGACTCGTCATTCCAGCATTCCTGATTAAGCCAAGTTGCTGGATTTTTCTTAAATCGGTTTTGTGCTTCACAAACTTGAACATTAGCTTTGTAAGCAATGATCAGATCATCAAGAGAAATTTTCTTAATTGCTTTCTTGAAGGCTGCTTGTGCTGGTTTCTTACCATCTTTGTTAGGTACGGTTTTCCAGAATTCTTCAAATTGAATATCAGTAATATTCTGTTTGTTTTCTTCTGTAGTTATATTCTGTAAAGATTGTTCCACTTTGACCTGATCGATTGGTTCATTTTGATCTGATCGATTGTCGCAATCTGACCCATTCGATTGGTTCATTTTGAGCCAATCTGGTACATAAGCATTTGCGGTATAGTTAAGGCCTAATGACCCTAACTTTTCGTAGTTGATCGTAAAGAAGTTCGTGTGGTTCCATTTGTTGTTATGGAGCGACATTGTGATAATTAATTCACGATCTCGAAGGCCCTTTACGATTCTCTTGACTGTACTTTTTGAGACAGTGCCACGCATTAAAGCCACACATTGATCTTGCGTGTTATATACCCAAGTTTTGCCATCATGATGATGTTGAGATACCGTCAACCAAAAGTGTAACTGCTGAAGAAAAACCGCGGCTTCCGTGCTGCCCAGCTCAATAGCAAGCGACGGTGAATAAGAAAGTGGCATTTCAGGGATTAGCATGTTACTCATGTCCACCTCCAAACTGCTTGTTGAAATCGGCAAGCAATCGCGAGAATGTGGACAAGTCAACTTTGACTGATTCGACATAAGCTTTGCACTTTGGGCAATTCTGAGGATCAACACAGTCTGGGCTATGGTAGTCATTTGCCCTTTCTGCATGATGTGATATATTGTTTTGTAGATTCATTTCGTTTCTTCCAAGTTCCGAATTGAGTTAAAAAGCCTGACCTCGACCGTCAGGCTTTTTCTCGTTGTAGAGCTGATAAATACTTTGCACACTCGCCTTTCATGGCTTTACGCAAAGACTGAATTTTGTGTTCAATTTCTTCCAGGATGCGATCTGTCTCATCCATTTCAGCAGGTGTAACCACACCATCTTCTAAAGCAGATAAAACTTGCTTATTTGCTGCACCATTACCGACATTCATACCGAGAAGCGATTCAAGAACACCTAGCTCATGATCCTTGCCTTGAGCTTGATCCACTGGAACCAATACAAAACCTAATTTGTGCGCCCATACTTTTAATGGAGCTGGGTTTTGCGTATAAGTCAGCATTGCTTCAAATGCCTTTAGGCTTGGCAAATGGTTTTCCATATTTGGATTGGCATAGTTCAAAATCGTGTTATGAGACACACCAACAAGATCAGCTATCTCTTTTGGAGTGATGCCGTTCGACTGGTGCACCATCTTGTGCAATGCGGTTTTGGTCTCTTTCGATATATCCATGTGAACACCTTGTTTACTTTCACGTTTATTAAAAACGCTAAATTGTTGATAATTGGTTTAAGCAGCAACGGTATGATGTTTGGGGTTAGCCTTATCCATAAGCCAATCGGTAGTGATAAGACCGTTACTGTTACTAGCTAGTGTTTGTGCGTAGCTTGTTTCTCCTGTGTAATCTGTTCGAGGAAGCGATCCCTTCTCTTCCATTTTGCGAACTGCTACATAGGAGATTCCTAATAGGTTTGCGGCTTTTGTTCGCCCACCTACAGCATTAATCGCTTTTTGCATGGGGTTCATAATTTAAACCTTAGTTAAACCATATAAACTAAGTTTATTAAACCACCAGTTACATAATAATGCAACCTATGGTTGATTCCTTTCGACCGTTTTTTACTTGATAATTTAACCAAAGGTTAAAGTGTGTAGATATGGAAACTATTGCTGATCGCTTACAGAAGGCATTACTTGCTAAAAAACTTTCATGGTCGAAAGCTTCAACAATGATTGGGCTTAGTCCGCAAGCGCCTGCTAAATGGAAAAAAGGCCAGATTAGTAAAGAGACTCTGGAAAAATTAGCGGAGGTGCTTGAAGTTGATGTTGGTTGGCTTATATCGGGAGATACCCCTCTTACCACCCCCTTAGAATCTAATGGGAATGCAGGTGCAGTAAGTAAGGGGTATGGAAATGTAAAACCTACAGGGAAGACGTTAAGGAAGATTCCGGTGCTAGATTTTGTTCAGGCAGGCATGTGGAGAGAGGTTGTATATGATGGTGTTCACCCTAAAGGTGAAACCTATACAAATTATGAAGGTTTAGACCCTAAAGCTGTATTTTCATTAACAATTGATGGAATGAGTATGGCGCCAGAGTTTATGCCGGGTGATGCGATTGTGGTTGATGCAGCAAAAGCACCAGTACCAGGTTCTTTGGTAGTGGCTCAAGAAATACAGCAAGGCGTAGCCCTAACCACTTTTAAAAAATACCGTGTGATTGGAATTAATGAGCATGGTGTTGATATCATTGAACTGGTG